ATTGCGGCCTTCATAGTCTGTGTCCTTGAGGAAACTATCCAAGTCTGCTCGGCCTTCCCAGTCTTCAAAGTTGCGATTGATGTCATTGCGAAATAGGAAACTCATATACACTGCTATGATGGCCGAGCAGTGATTGATTAGTGGTGTGTTCAGCAAGCGAGCATTGTATTCGCCCGGCTGCTCCAGCACATAACGAGTAAGGTATGATCCTAATCTGTAATCCTGACCTCCAACATAACTATCATAGAGAAAGGTCCAGCGTGGTCTATTGCGGCCATATTCACGGTTGGTGACCGAAAGTCTCGCATAGTCATTGACCAGTGTAATGTTTGCCATTTATCTGCTTCCTATTTTATGTGACCACATCTTGATATCAGTTTCCTTTTGGGGCTGCCTTATGGGGAACAAATAATCCACACAATAACGCAGGGCATCTGCCATGTGATCGTAGCCACTATCCTTGTCTGGTTGGCTGGTGCCGGGTCGATAGGTCAGCCGCTCCAAACTGGTTATGGTATATTTACATTTAGGATCCACAAACAAGCGTGAAACACCACTGCTACTGCGTAATAAGCCATTAACTGCATTGATGCCGTCTCTAACTGGGTTGTGGCGGTTGGGTGCCAGCACACGGTATCCTGCTGACCTCAATATGGTATGGTCAGTTCGCCCACCGGCTGAAGTTTTTCTGGCTGCTCCGGCTGGATCCGGATAGACCACTATGCTTTTACCGGGATATCTGGTATTGATTTCTTCTACTATCTCATCGGTGTTGCTGCCAAATATCACTATCTCATCTATGATGTGTAGACCATCCTTAAGACGCACACCCACCACGGCACTACAAGGATCAATATTAAAGTCCATACCAATGTGTAGTTCGTGTGAGGGATTGCCGGACCATTCTCGAAGGTTGGTGGCACGATCAAATGCGTAGAACACACGACCCGAAAATGTTTCAAAGGTGGCTTCATACTCTTGTCTGAATGTGCGTTCGTCCAGCGTTCTCTTTGCTGCTTCTATTTCAGCGGCATCAACCTGTCCGCCATCCAGTGTGGTATATTGAAATGAGGCCCATTCTTCTGGTTCGGTGTGGCATTGACCATACAACTCATAGGCCCAGTTGAGTCCTTTTGGAGTCCCAATGAACATCGCACCGCCTCGGCGATCCGACAGAGTGGGACGCAGTGTTTCATACCAGGCTTCGGGTTCGATGTCTGCGAATTCATCGACGACCAAATAGTCCAATCCAACTCCTCGTAGGCTGTCATAATTGTCTGCTCCTTTAAGACTGATAGTTGATCCATTTTTTAACTCCAAACTCAATTCTGTTTCGTTGATCTTTTTCACCCAGCGTAGGTCGGTGAGTTGATTGCGTAGTTTCTTCCAGGCAATCATCTTGGCCTGTCTGTAGGTTGGTGCCACATACCATATGGTGCGGCCAGGTTCCTTGGCGTGCCAGGCCAGTTGTCTTATTGAGAGATGTGTCTTGCCAAACCGTCTGCCTGCTATGATGACCTTGAAACGCTGTGGGGCATCCACTATGGTCTGCTGGGGCAGGGTGAGAGGCATTTATACTTCATTTCCCCACGCTGTCCATCCTGGATATGCCTCACGAGCAAACATTTCCAACCGATTTTGTGTTGGGAACATTCTGGTTATGCGGTCTTGAACTTCACGCGGCTTTTCACTATGGCGACCTCTCATTGCTTCCACTACCTGTAGTTCATTTCGTGTGCCACGCGGGCTGGGTATGCGACCACGCATGAAACACAGCACTGGCTCTGTCTGGGTCATAGTGTAGAATCCTGGATTGGTTTTCTGCTTGTGCCAAATAAACGGTGTATGAACATATTTGAATCCCCACCCTCGCCCCAGTTCAATGGCTTGGTCCAAATGTGGCCAGGAACTCCACATAAACAGCAAACAATCATCAGCAGCCCACTCTATAGGGTGTATCTGCTCAATCATCGCCCGAACGGTCATAGTGGGATAGTGTTTAAGAGCCCCACCTGTGTCAGGAGTTCCTCGCCCACCGTGTTGAGTCTGCCCACCATAATCCCAAGGTGGATCACATATGATAATATCGTATTTCATTCTTCTCAACCCCTGTGTGTATTTAGTAATAATACTACAGGTGCCTTGTTTTTGTCAATCATTCTGCCCAAGGTAAAGGTGCGTTCTCCTCACTATTGACCGGATTGTCTGACATGCCCAGGAAGTTCTTGGCCAGGAAGATCTGTAGTGCCGCATTGTTATTGTTGATGGCATTGTATAACATAGCCCGGCGTAGGCTTTGCTTTAGCGAAGATCGTCCTCTTGTGAGTTCCACGCTAAAGTTATAGGTCAGTGTGTTTTCATCCAAACCAAACCAATCACATATCTCGTGATTCTTACAGCCAATAGCGGCTAACTTTTCCACATCCTGGGCTGGGATAACTTTCTTATCCCGCCCCACTATCACGCCTTCCACTTCAATGGTGGTGGTTTTTCTTGTTTTTCTTTCTGCCATAGTTGAGTATTTACTCTAAACAGTTTTGGCCACTATGGAAATGGTCCTCATTCTGCGGTATCCTCTTCCATTAGTATAACAATTCGAGTTCTACGGTGACTGCGTAGTCCCGCTTGAGTCACCCATTCAGTAGCCAATGTTCTCAACTCATTGAATTTATTTTGTAATTCTTTGTTTTCCATTTTGGTATTATACTTTTCACCTAATAGCCTAATGTTGTGTAGATCCAAATCCATTTCTTCAATTTTGGCACTAAAGTCCAATACCTTGACTTCCATTAAGTGAGCCTGGGTGACCAACTTGGCAATGTTGCTCATTCTGCGGCCTCCAGTTGATCTTCAAAAAACTCTGTCACTGTTGTAAAAAACTCTCGAATGTTATAGGGCTGTTGGGGGTTGGTAATCTCCAGTGTCATGGCGTCATAATCAATGTCCCAAGTGTCATAGACTGCGACATCATTGAGCCATTCGGTAATCTCCTCATCGGTGATATATTCATTGAATACCGTGTGCAATTTCTTTGGAATGCGGTGCTTCATAATCTTCTCTCTGTCTGTGTGTCGTAGCAAAATCGCTACTGAATTCATTATAGGCAAGTCAGGGCTGGCCGTCAAGTGGGCCAGCCCGGTGTGGTTTTTATGCTAAAATCGGCACCGCTGAATCTAAAAGGGCTTGCCTTTCGGCACGAGTGCGACATTTGCCCAGTTCTAAAAGCAGAGCCTCGAGGATTTTCTGCTGTTGGAACGCCGCTTCTTTTTTCCGCATATAAGTCTTGACTGCGTCGATGTCCCACGGGCTCAACTGGGGACAAATACCAAATATCTCACGACCTTCTGGTGTTAATAAAATACATAATGAGTTATTATGACCGCGTTGGTTATTAAAAATAGTGAAATAACAGAAATTCATAGCACGCCAGTATGCGGCCTTTCTGGCACGCCGCAGTTGTAGTTCAACACCTTTGGCATCAAAATGATGTTGGGCATAGAGATACGCATAGGTTGCGATGCCTTGGCCACGCACTGCAGGATCAACCCAAATAATCTCAACTGTTCTCAACTCCACCAAATCTTCATAGGGTTGATAAGTGACCAACAGGCCAAGATCTTGACCATCTACTACGATAGCCCAAGCCTGCCGGGCACTGTCATTCAAAAAGGTGCTTGGCGAACCCGACTGAACACTACCACCGTCGGCACGATAGTCATCTGCCCATTTTTGCCATAGTGGGGCAACCTGCTGATTATCGATCTCACGAAATGACACGCGGTCGTGAAGCCTGTTGGTCAGTGCTGTAAATCCACTTTTGATATCATTCATCTCACGGTTGAGCCGGTTAATACGGCTCTTGCTCTTGGCACGGTCCTGCTGCTTGGAACTCTTGCCCACGGTATACCTCTCTGTGTGTGTCGTAGCAAAATCGCTACATAAGTCATTATAGGCGGTGTTGGGCTGACCGTCAAGTGGGCCAGCCCGGTGTTGTTATTAGGCTACAACTGGATGATCGCGCTTTACGCTGTAAAGGCCAGAATCCGTCAGTTCTTTTGCCAAGGCATCGGCACGATTACCGACGGTTTCTGCGTCACAGCCGACGATAAGACG